ATGAAAAATGGTACGGTAAAATGGTTCAACGCGGATAAGGGATTTGGTTTTATTACGGGTGAAGACGGTACCGATGTCTTCGTTCATTTCTCAGCGATCCAAACGGATGGTTTCAAGACCTTAGATGAAGGTCAAAAAGTAACCTATGATGAAGAACAAAGTGATCGTGGTCCGCAAGCGACGAACGTTCGACCTCAATAGTTAGCAGTGTGCCGAACCGTTGATGTTAACGGTTCGGTTTTTCAGTTGGTGATGTCCGTCAGACAAACAAGAAAGCTAAGTGGTCAGGATGGATTTTGTAGATGTTTATGGTATTAAACATGAGAATTGTACGTTGGTCACGCCTGCGCGTGAGTATCAGCGAGTTGTGATTTTTATGGATGCCGTTGGGCGGCGCTTTGTCGCGATGGACCCCGATGCGCAACCGACCAAGTACGGAAGCAGTAACCAACATTGGCACCAGGCTAAGCCGAGCGAGGCACCTGAAGGCTATTTTCATATTGAAAAGTAAACCCAGCATTGTTGTTATTGATGCTGATGTCAAAAAAGGACTGGCGCGGCTGTACGGCTGCGGTCAGTCCTTTCACTTTTTGGGCGTATAAAAAAATCAGCTTTCACGGTGGATTATCACAGCGTGAAAACTGATTAGTGTGGTTATATGATGGGCAGTCAGGGGTTTGAACCCAACTGAAACATAAACGCTATTAAACCAGTGCTTATGCGGTGTTTCACGTGAGACTTTTTACCTTTGGCTTACCAATTGGCTTACTTTTACTATGAAGTGTTAAAATAACCCAGTTTCCTGCTATAACTGAAAATGTTTGTTTTAACGTGGTCCACGTGGTCCGGTGGTCCAAACGTTGATATATCAGCACTTCAAAGACCCCTTGACGTGGTCCATATGGTGGTCCAACGTGGTCCACTTGGTAAAAAGTGCCTGAATATGCCAAGTTTAGAAGCCTAAATAATTGGCTAACTTATTGGCCGCCTGTTGATTTTGGCCCTTAGTGACGTGTGTGTAAACATTTAGGGTTGTTGCAACGTCCTCATGGCCCAATCGGGTTTGTACTTCTTTAATGGTGGCACCAGCGGCAAACAAAGCGGAGGCGTGACTGTGTCGAAATCCATGTACGGTAATACTAGGGGTTAGGTGGTAATCAGTGATGATCCGCTTTAACCACTTACCCGGAGTATTAAGCGATTTAAAACCGTTCTTAGTGTTAGCAAAAACTAACTGATCCGGCTGTAACGTATTAAAACCTAAAAACAAATAATATTCACGTTGCTGTTTATGCCAGCGTTGTAATATTTCTACCGTCGTATTGTCTAAGCTGACAGTGCGGCGGCCCTTTTTTGTCTTAGGGGCTTGAATAATCTGCTTGCCGCGTTTCCCTTGGGTAAGTGTTTTATTAACCCGCAAGGTCTTATGGACAAAGTCAATATCTTGCCATGTCAGGGCTAAACACTCGCCACGTCGCACGCCTGCAAACGCTAGTACCCGGAAGAGACAATACTTTTCGGGTTCTTTTTGCTGGTTAATGCACTTGAAGAACGTCTTTAGTTGATCGCGATCCCAGAAGTTATCGGGCTTATCACCCCAACTATCAGGCTTGACCGGCATTGTAATCATTCTAGCTGGATTATGTGTGATATAGCCGTGTTTTAAGCCGTATTCAAAGACTGATACCAGATAATTGTACCAACGCTTGTAATTGTACGTGACTTCTTTAAACCATAGATTAACAGCACGCTGGCACTGGTTGACGGTGATGGTTCGTAACCGCTTGTTACCAAACAACGGCAAGATGTGATTATCGAACATACCAGCAGTCCTTGCCCAAGTGCTTTCACGAACGGTATTAATATACTGGTCGTACCATTCATGATAGACGTCAACGAAGAGAATATTGTTATCAACTGGTAAAACCGGTTCTTGCTGTAACTCTACTTCAATTCTGGATAAAGCAATCCGAGCAGCGCTTTTTGATTTAAAGCCCCGACGCCGGGTTGATTTCTTTTTACCAGTTTGAGGATCAACACCTAAATAAACTTGAAACTGATAACGGGTATTCCCGTCCTTGTCCTGATACTTCTTGATTGTTGCCATTTATAATTTCCTCCATAACGTACCGTGCGGGGGCAGTGTTATGTAGAACAAAAGAATAAATAGCTCTATTTGAAATGCTTGTTGATACTAGTAGTTAAGGAATCTTGGAACTCTTTAAATTCGGAAGGCTTTTTTTCACCAGAGATTACAGTAGTTAACCCACTCATGAAAGCAGTCAAACTAGTAAACAATTCATCTAAATTGTCCGTGCCATCTCGTTCTTGTTCTTTTAACTGTAACATTAATCGTGAAATTTGAACGGCTAATACTTTTTGACTAGGTGAAAAGGACTCATAGGCAGTCTCATTAAATACTTTTTCCGCCATGTTCTTAGTGGCTTTGACCATATTGGAAGTTTCAACACGAAAATCAATTGAAGCTTCATTCATTAGTAGTTTTTCATCTGGTGTTATTGTTCCTCTTTTATATTTTTCGGCGAGAGAGTCAATTGTAGAAACGGTTATAGATGAACCATGTAATAAATAATCAACTGAAACACCACCTAAATCAGCGATTATCTTTAAACGTCTTTTATTTGGTAAATTCCTGCCATGCTCCCAGTTATTAACTGTACCTCTAGTAACAGTCCCGTCTGAATCTAATCTCTGGTTTATACTATCAGCAAAGTCAGCTTGCGTTTTTCCCAGTGTGATACGTATGGTTTTAATCCTTTGACCTGTTAGAGTATCCATATAAAACAACCACCTTTCTACAAAAACTAATTATACATGTAAAGAAATGTATTGACAAACAATAAATGATCGTGTTAGTATCATTTTGTAAAGAAATGATAGGTATTGATATGGCAATATTTTTTTACATGTATGTATTGATTTGTAAAGAAACGGAGAGTGAAACAAATGAATAAAGGTTTTTCTAAGTATATGAATTTAGGAGAAGCGTGCCAATATTTAAATGTGAAATCACGTAACACACTGAATAAGTATATTAAGCAAGGATTACCGGTCATTATCATTAATGGGACCAGACGCATAGATAAAGCGGATGCAGATAAGTTCATGGAATCACATAAAGTTTAATTTGCACCGTGCGGGGGCAGAACACATTTAAGGAGGTGATCTCATGATAGCAACAACAATCCTATGGGCAATCAAGTTTATGATTGTGTCGTTTATTGGCAACGTGGTGGCTAAGTTAATCAAGAACCCGCGTCGGTATCTTGGAATTTGAGGTAAGTCGCATGGGAAAGCATACAAAAAAGACCTACTTTACTTTGGACAGTAGTAGGTCGAAGAGATAATCAAAAATATGCTTTCCCTTATTTTAACACGAATAAGGAGAATGGAAAATGACAAATAGTGAATTAATGGAACAAGCTAAGAATTTATCAGCGGCACGTGACAATCTGAAAATGGCGATTGACTACTTAGATATGGTGTCTGCTTCAGTTAATCAAGGAAATGTATGGGCAGGACGATTATTTTTCGCAGACCACCGCGCTGAAAACGTTGTTGAAAACATGCAAAATGTTGCTGATTCGATTATGGCAGTTAGCAATGCCATTTGTCCCGAAGATTAGGCGGTGCTGAAAAATGAAAGAGTTCGCAACGCTCGATAAAGCAATTGAGCTGGCCCAACGAGGCTATGCTGTTTACCCACTAATTGAGAATACAAAGAAACCACCGAAAGGGGTGGCCGGCTATAAAGACGCAACTAGTGACCAGAACACCATCTTAGCATGGTTTCAAAATAACCCGTATTACAACTTAGGCTTTCGATTAGACACGCCCCACTTATTGGTAGTTGATGTTGATATTCATGATTCTACTAAGAATGGAAAAGATAGCCTGATGAAATTACAGCGTCAAGGCAAGACACTTTCACCAGATACGTACATTGAAAAGACCGCTGGTGGTGGTCTTCATTACTTTTTTAAATACGCGGGTGCTAAGGTTCGCAAAATTGACGTTTGGCCCGGAATTGACTTGCTAAGTGACTTCACGGTGATTGCACCAAGTGAGATTAACGGCAAAGTGTATGAACCCTTAGGTGGCCGAACGTTGGCTGATATTAAGCCGGCTCCTCAATGGCTAGTCGATAAGTTGGCGGGCCAAAAAGTGAACTGGCCGTCAGAACGCGCCTATGCTACACGCCAAAAGAAGTATACCGGTCGCTTGTTAGATGAAATGGTAACTGGGACAACCCAAGGTAATCGCAATGCTTGGTTAACTAAAATTGCCGGTCGTATGTTTGGCGTCGGTGCTGCTCCCAAGACAGTCTATAACATGCTGTCAGTGATCAATGATTCGTTCGTTGATCCGGCACTACCAAGCAAGGAGGTTAATGTAATTTTTCAATCCATTTTAAAACGAGAGAGTAAGGGGGTTCATTAATGGGCAAAGCAATGGATTTACCAGCAGAGACCCGAGAAGCGGCCAATAATGTTATCAAAATGCAACGTGACGCTGATTGGCAGAATGATTTCAAAAAAAATTCGGACGATGGGATCAAAACACAGTCTCTTTACAATATCCGTTTAATTATGGAACATGACGAAATGTTGAAAGGACTAGTTGTCTTTGACGAGTTCTCGGAACAAATTGTCAAAACACCACAAGCAGACAATTCACTGTTCAAAAAAGGTTTTTGGAATGATAGTGATGACACGTTATTGAGAAGTTATATTGAAGATCATTACAACTTGTTATTCAGCAAGGAAAATATTACCGACGCGGTAGTTACAGAAGCACGCCGCAAGACAATCAATCCGGTTAAGGCTCGTATTGAAGCGGTAGAATGGGACGGCCAGCCACGTGCTGAACGTTATTTCATTGATTACTTAGGTGCCGAAGATAATCACTACACCCGCACCATCACTAAGAAATGGCTAACTGGTCTTATTGCCCGGGCCTATGTTCCCGGAGTTAAGTTTGAAATTGTACCTATCTTAGAGGGAAGCCAAGGACTTGGCAAGAGTACGGCTGGTAAGAATCTATACCCGGATAAATTCAATGATTCGCTGAAAGGAATGGGTAAGCAGAAAGACGATTATCAACAGTTACAAGGTAGTTGGATTATTGAAGTTGCCGAGCTTTCCGCCATGAAAAAAACGGACGTTGAGGGAATTAAAAATTTTATTAGTGCACAATCCGACACATATCGGAATAGTTACGGCCGCTATGCGTTGCCACACCCGCGTAAATGCGTATTTATTGGCACGACTAACCAAACCGACTATTTAAAGGACGCGACCGGTGAACGGCGCTTCTATCCAATTAAATGTGGGGTCAACAAGGCCAAATTAGATGTATGGCACCCGGACGAGAATTATATACTTCAAGTATTGGCGGAGGCCGCGTATTGGTTTAGGAATGGCGAACTGCTATATCTGGATCAGGCCACCGTGAAAGAGGCTAAGGCGTATCAGATGGCTGCGGAAGCTGTTGACCCTATGCGAGATGCCATTGAAGGATTTTTAGCAATGGAAGTTCCCACAGATTGGGGAAAAATGAGTACCAGCTTAAAACAAAGCTATGTCAGTGACTACGGTCAGCAATCTAAGTGGCTACAAGATCAAGTTAGCAATGAACGGAAACTGCTCAATCAAACAACAACTCGGGAAATTATGGAAGTTGTCTTCCATAAAACAGTTGATCGTTATTTAACCGGGCGAACAAACTCGGAAGCTAAGCGAATTAAGTTGTTAATGGACAATATGGACGGGTGGAAAAGTCAACGAATTAGAATGAATGGCCAACGTCTACATGGGTATATGCGCGAAGTTTAATCAGAAATTTACCAAGTGGACCACGTTGGACCACCATATGGACCACGTCAAGGGGGCTTTGAAGTGCTGATATATCAACGTTTGGACCACCGGACCACGTGGACCACGTTAAAACAAACATTTCCAGTACAGGAGGAAAATGAAAAATGAAAGTAATTTATCCAAGTTTAGTTGAGCAAGCTTTTGACATTTACGTTAAACAATATGGGCCAATTGTCTCAAATAGAGTTAATGAATTAAAATCGTGTATTTACAGAGCCTTGATTAAAGAAGGTGCTTTAGATCAAAATGGTGAGCCAACTCAAAAAGCAAAAGATAAAGGATTGGTTGGGAACTTTGCCCCAAATGAAGATGGAGAATATGAGCCAGAAACTGTAAGAGACTTAAAACTCATGTACCCCATATATGCACAATTTAGTGACGATCACTTTAAGAAATCAAGTCAAGGTTGGTTAGCTGACGCCTACGTTATCCGAAACGTTTCAAGCCAAGTTTTGAATAATCCTTTAAGCGATGAAGAACAACGCAAAAATGCGTACAAGATGTTGGAACAATTAGATGATTAACATGATAGAAAGGATCTAACTATAATGATTAAAACAAAAACAGTAGTTCGGCCAACACCAAGAGAACTAGACACGGGGGTATCATCGGCAATTAAACGTTTGGAAACGCAGGATTATGATGTCTTAGATGTTAAGTTTTCTACGAATGCTTGCAGTGAAGATGAAGATTCTGCTTTGGTAGAATATTGTGCCATGATTATTTACAAGTGAGGTTAACTAATGAAGAACTATAATCTAAGTCGACTAAATAAGCGGGCACAGTTTGGCACCGTTAAGTCAGTTGAAAATTTAATAAACGGCACAACCAAGCAACAATTCGTGCCACTGTTCACTGTCTGGTGTGGTGAGTATACGTTGACCATCAGTAACACTATTAGCCTTACTGGTACAACTGCGACAACTAACCAGCTAATTGCGGTGCGCCATGATGAACGTATTACCACAGCACTACTAGCGTTGCTAGATGGTGTTGAGTATAAGGTTGCTGGCGTTAGTTCTGATGGTGAACTGAATGCCTATGACGTGGTCACACTAACAAAGGTTAACGGTCATGGCTAAGCCAATGAAACAGTGCGAGCACCCGGGTTGTCGGACGTTGGTTGCCTATGACACACGCTACTGCGAGAAGCACCGCAAGGCCACTAACAAGTGGCGGTATCACAAACGCATGTACGATTCTGATGAGAGTAAGTATCAACAATTCTACAAGTCGTCAGCATGGCGCAAGTTGTCACGGCGGTTCTTAGAACTTAACCCAGTATGTATCAAGTGTTATGAAGATGGCGTGATTCGTAAGGCAGATGTAGTTGATCATGTTATCGAAATCAAAGACGACTGGTCAAGGCGACTTGATGAAAGCAACCTACAGCCATTGTGCTACCGACACCATAACCGAAAAACGGGATTGGTTAGAGAACAACGGAAACAACAAACTAAATAATCAATGAGTGTCGTGCTGAAAGGTACGGCGCTTTTTAGGTGAGCGGAGTTTTCCGCTAAGTGAATCAGACTGGCTAAGCTTAACTTAGGTAGTAGATCTGCGCAAAACTGCGCTGAACTTTCAGCCGAGCTACTAAGCGGAGTTTTCCGCTGACCTAACCAACCCGCATTTTGCGTCTACGTTGCCAAAAGTGGCAATTGACTGCGCCAAGTTTTCGGCTGAGTGAGCAATTCAAGTTGGCGGCTTAATTTTCGGCCACGAGACTAATTCAAAACGGCATGACAGCCCAGAAACGTTGATATGGGGGGGCTATGGTCGACCAAAAAGGAGCGGACAGCATACTTTTGTGTTTATAAAAGTCCCTTTTTAACTTTGATTTTTTGCTTATTTTGCTGGATTGTGAAATATCACTACTAATAATGCGAAATTTGAACAAATAAACAGTCAGGGGGTAACATGTCAACATGTACATGTTATTATTTGCACTTTTTAGAGATATGTGCGATAATATAGGTATAATAAACGAATTCTGGATATATGTTCAATAAGCCGCTATGGGTATAACTCGTGGTGGCTTTTTGGTGCGTAAACTTAAATGAAAGGAGTGATCCGAATGGGTCGAAAAGTAAAAGCCTTGGCTAGTATGAATAAACATTTAACCAATGATGAGCGTGATCAACGTAAAGACGCTGAAAAAGCGCTGTTTGATTATCCGGTGCTTGATTTAACGCCCCCTGATTGGTTACATGACCGTGCTTTGACTGAATGGAAACGTGTTTCCCCGTATTTGAAAGCCAACACGCCCATTAGTGAACTTGATCGGGCTATGTTAGCCAGTTATTGCCGCGCTTATGCCACGGTACAGACTTGCGAGAATGATATTCGTAAGAACGGACTGGTACAAACTAATCAAGAGACTGGTGTACGTAAGCCGAACCCTTATGTGGCCTTGCAGTCGCAAGCGATAAAAGACTTAAAAGCCTTAGCCAATGATTTAGGCATGTCGCTATCGAGCCGGGCCCGCATGGAATTAAACAAGCAAAAAAATGAGACACCCGAAGATACTTTCGAGGCGATGTTGTCATGATTGAATATGTTGACCAAGTGTTATCGGGTCAAGTATTGGCTGGTCAAAAAATCAAATGGGCGTGTGAGCGATTTAAACGCGATCTAAGCCGTTCTAAGGGCGACAGCTTCCCATTCTACTACGACGAAGACAAAGCGGCTCAGGCGGTCAAATTTATCGAATTAATGCCTAAGACTGACGGCACCAAGCTAACCATGCAGCCCTTTCAAAAATGGATTATTAGTGAACTGTATGGCTGGAGTGAGAAAGCAACCGGCAACCGGCGTTATGATCGGGCGTTTATTAGTATGGCCCGAAAGAACGGTAAAACCTATCTGGCTTCTGGCATGGCCGCTAATGGCCTTTTAAGAGAACGTCAGCCCGCCCGCAACCGACAAGTATTATTCGTAAGCAACGCCCTCAAACAAGCTAAATTGGGCTATGACATGCTTTCAAGTGGGTTACGGCAAGTCCGCAAGCAATCGAAGTACATGCGGCAACGGATTAAGGTACAGAAGCAAGCCATTACTGACTTAGAAACTGATTCGCAAGCCTTAGCCCTTGCCAGTGATACCAGTACGCTTGATGGTTATGCCGGGACTACCGTTATTTTAGATGAATGGCACGAAGCTAAAGACCGCAAAGTGTACAACGTTTTAAAGTCTGGTCAAGCACAAGAAGATAATTCCCTGCTGGCGGTGATTTCCACCTCGGGTCTTAACCTTAACGTTCCAATGCACGCCGAATATGACATGCTGACGGACGTTTTAAAGGGGAAAACCGAAGCTGACCGTTATTTTGTGGCAATCTGGGAACTGGACGACCGCGAAGAAGTTTACGATCAAGCTAATTGGATCAAGGCAAACCCGTTATTCAGTGAACCACACGTTAAACAACGCATGACGGAAAAGATTCAGGCCGACGTTGACCTTGCCATTAAGCAGAACAACCTAATCCCGGTACTGGTTAAGAACTTCAATATGTGGTTGCAAGCTAGTGAGGACAGCTATATTTCAGCCGACGATTGGGCCGCTGGTAAATTGGCAAAGGTGCCCGACTTACATAATCGTGACGCCTATATTGGCATTGATTTATCCAAAAGTAATGACTTGACCGCGGTTAGTTGGTTGATACCAATCGGCAATGGTCAGTTTTATTGTGATAGTCATTCGTTTGTGGGCACTAAGTACGGCCTGGATTCTAAGATTAAACGTGATGGGATTGATTACCGGTCAATGGAGCGCGCTGGTGAGTGTAGTATTACTCGCCTTGATAGTGGTGTGATTGATTATGACGAGCTATTCGACTACGTGCAAAATCTGGTCGGTCAATATAACTGGAAAGTAAAAGCCATCGCGTATGACCCGTACAATGCGCAGACCTTGATTACTAAGTTTGAAAAACTCAATTATCAATTATTTGAAGTGCGACAAGGCACCAAGACTTTGAATATTCCCACCCGTAACTTTCGTGACCAGCTTTACGATGGCAAGATTAAACATAACGGTAACAAGATTCTCGCTTATGCGGTCAATAACGCCATCTTGAAAGTGATAAACAATGGCTGGCAACTGGATAAGGCACGCAATAGCAACCGGATTGACCCGGTAGCAGCCTTAATTAATTCTTACGTTGCCGGTATGGACTATTACCAAGAAAGTGAGGATCAACAACATGCAGAAGATTACTACAAAACAGCGACTGCGGCAGATTTGTTCTGATTATGTACAAACGATCTTGTTGGTGATTGGGTTAATCTGCTTAGTAATTGGTTTTGGTTGCTGGATCAGTTGGCAAGCGGGGTTAATATTGGCTGGTATAGCCATGATTCTACTGGCCTTGCTGATTAATTATGAAAAGCAAAGAGGTGATTAAATGAGTTTCTTCGTTAAAAGCAGTACCACCAGTGGCACGCATGACCCGGTAGCTGACGCCTTGGTTAGTTTATCAAGCAATGACCCGTATACGTTTGTGAGTGCGGCGGTGTTGCGTAATAGTGACATTTACGCGGCAATTAACATTATTGCGAGCGATATTGCCAGCAATCCGATTGTTTGCGATACGGCCATTTTTAACACGATGATTAATCAGACCCCCAATAGCCAAATGGACGGCTACCATTTCAAATATGCGTTGGCGGCCAACCTGTTACTCAATGGCAATAGTTTTGCGGAGATTTTGCCCAATCACACACTTAAATTTGTGCAAAATAACCAAATGACAGTTGAACAAGATGACGTCAGTGGGGCGTTGACCTACACCTATACCCCAATTGGCGGTAATAGTCGTCAGATTGCGCCTAACAACATTTTACATTTTAAATATTTCACCAAAGACGGCGTATCGGGAATTAGTCCTTTATATGCCTTGAAAGATGAGCGCCAGATTCAGTCGGCCGGCAATAAATTGCTAACCGGCTTTTTTACTGCTGGTGTGCACGGCACCACGATTATTAAAGTCCATCAATCTGATTTAGGACCGGAAGCTAAGGGCAATATTCGCAACCAGTTTGATGAAGCCAATACGGGTGATAATGCGGTTAATACGATTGTGACTGACGATACCATGGATATTAGCAACTTATCCTTAAATACCGATGTATTAAAGCTGGTCAATTCTAATGACTGGACGACCCGACAAATTGCTAAAGCTTTTGGCTTACCACCGGAGCGCTTAGGGGTTGAAAACGCTCATTCTAACCAAGAGCAAAGTGGCGTGCAGTATCTTCAAGGCACGTTGCAACATTACTTTGATAGCTTTACCAGCGAGCTATCATTCAAGTTTGGTCATGACTTTACGTTTAATACGGACAAGCTATTGAGCCTTGATCCGCAAACGCAACAAGCCCAAGCAGTAGCGGGCTATACGGGTGGCATTATGAGCCGCAATGAAGCTCGGGCCAAGATTGGCTTGCCACCAACTGACGATGGCAATATTTTCTTAAACTTACAAAAGAATGGAGTGACTAATTCATGAAACAAGACCGACGATTAACGATTGACGCCGAGTTGCGGGCACAAACGCCACAACCAGAAACACCCGAAGACGGGCCAGCTGAAAATTCAGCAGACCCGCAACCTAAAGATTCCCAAACAAGCAAGGGCAAAACAATTAGTGGTTATGCAATTGTATGGAACTCACCAAGTAAAGACTTAGGCGGCTTCACTGAGGTTGTTACCCCTAAGGCCCTTGATGGTGTCGATTTATCAAACGTTCTTATGCTTAATAACCACGACTATACCCAAGTGTTAGCCAGTGCCAAGGCGGGCACGTTAACGTTAGAAACGGACGACAAGGGGCTACATTTCACCGCACAGTTGCCGAATACGTCGTTTGCTAATGATGTATACGAAGAAGTTCAAAGTGGGAACGTTGATTCCTGCTCATTTGGCTTTGATAGTGACGACGACACCGACGAATGGACTAAAGATGATGGCGGTAATATCACGCGCACCATTAATCAAGTTAAGAGTTTGTTCGATGTGTCAGTGGTAGCTGTTCCCGCTTATGACGATACAAATGTGCAAGTTGACACCCGTAGCTATGAAAAATTTATTAACCAAGAAAAGGAGCCTGACAACATGGCAAAACAAACAATTATTGATCCCAATGACAATAGCAATGAAAACAAGACCGGTATTCCCGCCTTTGAGCAATATGTACGGACACACGGGGAAACTCGGGACGGTTTAAAGACGGACGGTGCCAGTGCCGTTATTCCTAAGGAACTGATTACCCCTGTTTTCCAATTAAAGCAATCTAAGTACAACCTTGCCCAATATGCAACGGTTAAGCAAGTTTCTAGCGGTTCCGGGACTTATCCAATTGCCACTAGTCAACAATCTGCGGTACTGGCTACTAAGGACGAACTCGCCGATATTGCCGATGTTGACGCGAACATGTTTACGGAAGTACCGTTTGATGTAAAGACCCGGGCGGGTAAGATTGCCTTATCTAATGAAGTGGTCGAAGACGCCGAAGTTGATATTGTCAGTGAAGTTAAAACGCAATTACAACAATTGGTTGATAATACGGACAATACGCAGATTATGAGCTTGTTAACGGGTAGCAACTTTACTAAAGCAACGGCCACCAGTATTGATGATCTTAAAAAGATTTTCAATGTGACGTTAGATCCCGCTTTGAACAAGATGTGGTTAGTGAACCAGTCCGGGTTCAACTACCTTGATACCTTGAAAGATTCCGAGGGGCGTTACCTATTACAGCCGAACCCAACGGCACCCAGTGGCTTCACCTTGTTAGGGGCACCAGTTGTTATGATTAGTGATAAGTTGCTGGCTAACAACGCTGACGGGACGTTCCCAATGATTGCGGGGGACTTATCACAAGCCGTGGCTGTTTTCCGGCGTAACCAAGTAACTGCCCAATGGGACAAGTTCGACCAGTTCAGTCAAGGGCTTTCCGTCATTGTGCGGAATGATTACGAAGTGATTGATAAGACCGCTGCAATTAACGTGGCGTTAGGAACCGCAACTGCTGGTAAATAATCGTACCCACTTTTGGGGACGGCTATACAAAGGGGTGTCTAAAAATGGACACCCCCCTATACATAAATTAAAACTAAGGGGGCACGATTCGTTACCCCCCCTAAAAAGGAGTGATTACAATGGCTGTAACCGTTGATGATATTAAACTAAGTTTACGAATTGACGTGACCGAAGATGATCCAATGATTAAAAGCTATTTAGACGCCGCCGAGGACTACGTGCAGACGGCCGTTAGCAAAAATGAGGACGTGTCTATCTACAAACAGTACGATTTTGCCGTGTCCTTGCTGACGCAATTCTGGTATCAAAACCGAGTAACTGATATGACAAAAACACCGTATCAAGTTGTCAGCATGATCCAACAATTGCGCGGCTTAGTAACCAGATAAGTTTTAAAGTGAATATGTTTCATGTGAAACGATTATAAGTGAAAATATTTGTTTTAAGTGTTATAATATAGTTGTCGTTGAGCAATCTACATTATAAATTGTAGTTGTTAATATTAGTCAAGACGGGGTGTAATAGCTCCGTTTTTTAATACATATATCTGGGATCAGAAAGTGTGATTCCAATGCGCCAAGATGTTAAGAAGATTTGTAATTTATTAAAGCAATATGCCAAACTAAAACGTGACTTGACGGCTTTTAATCAGGTTTCCAGCCCCTCATTCGATGGAGTATCAAGCCATAGCAACCGAAACGGTGCTGAAAGCCGCCTGATAAACCATGTTGACCTGTCTTACCAGCTAAAAGAAGTCGAAGACGCCCTCAATGCAATTGATGATCCACAATATCAATTTATCTTACATGATTACATTATTGAGAAACGTTTCACCCGCAACGAAGCTTGTAACCAACTATCGGTTAGTGTTAGCAAGTTCAATTATATAAAGAATCAAGCCTTAGAATCATTCTATTTTGCATATTGTGGTTGACATTATTTTGTTTTTGTGATTTTGTTGTTATATTTTTAACTTAATGTTATGATTCGCTCATGGGAGGTGTTTGTTATGGCAGATGCAATCAGTATTTTTGACGCTGCAAACTGGTTCTTGAAAAAAGAATCTATGAGTGATAAAAAACTACAAAAATTGTGTTATTACATGTATGCGTGGGGGCAGGCATTACTAAGAAAGCAAGTATTCCAAGATACTATTTTTCAAGCTTGGGCTCACGGACCTGTATCACCAGAACTTTATCATGAATGTAAAGAATATGGTTGGACAAATATTCCAAAAGATAAATTTTCAAATGCTAGTTCGATTACCAATGAAAATATTAAACATTTGTTAGAATCTGTTTGGGTGACGTATGGTGATAAAGATGCTAATGAATTAGAAGCTTTAACGCATAGGGAAGCACCGTGGATAATTGCAAGAGCGGGTGTTCAAAGTGGTGAGCGTAGCAATAATCCATTGAGTGATAGTGTTGTGCGCGAATTTTATCAAGGAATTTATAATGGCGATTAACCCGCTGACCTCGCAAACAAGTTCAACCCAAGAGAACGTTCAACCGCTAACTGACTTCTCCAATCGAAGCGTAAAATTTAAGCTTGCAATTTCTGAAAAGCTTGATAACAAATTTATGTTCAAAGATTTAAAGCCCAATGAATGCAAGCGGCTTTGGAAATTTATAAGTTCTACGGTAAATTGCGGACTAAGCATTACCGAAGTAAATGAACTTTGGCTTAGGAAGAAGGGCCCAAATGGGCCTAAAAATATTGAAACGTTCAACGGAAAAGAAAGAAAAATGTATCACTTGGGTAAAGACAGAAAAAGTTTTCGTATCCATGGTTATTACAATGAAGACGATTATTTTGTTATTTGTAGGGTTGATCCTAACCACGCATTCAAATATAAATAA